CCCCATGCCATACCCACATCCAAGAATCGTTGTCTTCCCAACGAACCTTTCCTCCTTCGTGACTTCTTCAATGTCCTTGCTATATATAGCAGTTGCCATGATTTTGTATACATCTTCTCCCTTTCTAAATGCTTCTGTTAAGTCATCTTGCCCTGATAACCAAGCCAGTACCCTCGCCTCAATCTGACTAGAGTCTGCATCAATCATCATGTAACCTTCGGGCGCACGTATAGCCTTCTTTAGTTTATTAGCGTTATCTCCACGACTAGGTAAGTTCTGTAGATTAATCTTATCTGCCCCACCCCATCTGCCTGTATGAGCCGCATAGTATGACAAGGGAATAGGTAACGCCCCACGCTTGGATATTTCAATAAACCGTTGCGTTCTTGTCTCTTCTAGGGTAGACTTATTACCAAGTCTCGCAGAAACTAAGGCTTGAACTCGCTCGTCAGGATAGTCAGCTAGGGCTTTAAAGCCTTCATCCGATTTAGCCAAAGCCAAAGTTTGTTTACCTGTTCTTAGACTTTCCTTCATCGGTGGCTCTACACCTAATGCTTCTAGCATCTTGGCAAACTTAGGATTACTCATCAGGTCATCTCGTGTCTCAACCCCTGCATCCTCTAACAACTTCTCTTTGCGATACTGCACTTCAAGCAAATGTGTTTCTAGCATCTTACGGTCTAGGGTAAGGACTGGTTCTGTAAACATCCTTATGGTAAGGTCTATAAGCTTTAGCTCTGTAAGATTAAAACTCGGTGCTAACTTTTTAAATAGTGCGTATGTTAACTCCACATCATTCTTACAATACCCACCATAAGCATCGAGTTCCGCTTCGCTAAAGTCGCTACGGCGTTTACCCATTGCGTTTACTACTTCAGTACCCTTTGCGCCGAGATTATAGTATGTAGATAACTTAGCAAGACTACCCCCCACCTCTGTACCATGAACAGCTCGTGCCATACTGAGCGTATCAAGAAGCGCTTTGGGTTTAATACCAAATTTCCAATGAAGAATAGAAGCATCAAACAAAGCGTTATGAGCAAGTAAAGCCCCGCCATTCCAATTAAAAGAATCCAAGAAGTTTCGTATTTCATCATGCGTTCCACTTTTCCAAATTGTTTCATTATTATCTTCCTTAACGGCTACACCAATAACTTCAAACCTATCTTCACGAATGTATTCTTCGGTAGTTATTTTAGATAGGCTGAAGTCTTTGGAGTAGTACGTTTCAAAGTCCAAGCTTAATATTTTCATCGGGTTCTTTATTAAATTTAAGTGTGGCTTTGGTTAGGGCTTGGCTCATCATCTGCAATACGCTTTCTAATTCACCTAAAGTCTCACCCAGTACGGTAGCATTGCAGTACCCCATTGGCTTGCCTAGAGTATCGTAGTATACCTCGTTAATCTCTAAGTACTCTTCCTGTGTTGCTTCGTCTTTATGCTTGACAACTCTATAATTCCACATCTTTATTCTCCTTGAGTTCAGGTTTGATATATGACTCAGATGTTTGTAATGCTCGTTTTACTATTGCAAGGAATCCTTCACCAATTAAATACTCCTTAGCGTCTTCATCCATGTCCAATGTGCAGATAGCACCGCCGTCTTCCAACTCTTTAATCATTTTCACTTCAATATTCATTTCTTTTCCTCGTGTTTTTGGGTTAATTGAAACTTCAAGTCTTGGTTTGCTAAACGTAAATCCATAATCTGTTCTTCTTGCTGACGAATAATTGTTGCAAGTTTATGGTTCTGAGCCTCAAGAAAAGTACGTTCAGCCATCAGGGTTTTAATTACGTCTTCACTCATTTCTTTCCTTTCGTTGCTTTAATGGCTACGGGTGTTGCTTGTTCGGCAACGATTTTTGATTCTTTATGTAACTCCATTGCATCTGCGGATAAATCTTCCAGCTTTTGAATGTATATGTCAAGCATTTCAGCACAACCCCATAGCGGACTACTATAAGAATTGTCCTGAACATTCTCAGCCACTAATTCAATGATTGATTTAATTGACTCAATCCTAAAACCAATGCTTTCAATCCTGTTTGCTAAATCCCAGTAACTCATCATTCCCCCCTGTAAATAAATAAAATTAAAAAACAAATAACTAATATAGAACCGATAACATATTCTTCCACCATACTTCCTCCTAAAATTGATACCTATAAGTTAAAAAACAAACTACAAAATGATACCTAAAACGCACAAAAACATTAACAGATGTACAAAATGTGTAACAAACCAGACATTTATTCAAAATTCTTGAATAGCGAATGACTCATAAATGAATCCATAACCCACTTAATGCTCACTTTATAAATCATTACCGCTCGGTAAATATACCCATTCTTACACCCGATTACACCCAATAAATTACCTATCGGGAAATTTCCAAACAACATACAAAATCGTACAATTACTTGGAAACCATAACTTTTTCTAACACTTACACACTTTTTCGTACAAATCTACATTTACCCTAACTTTTTATAGGGTTTGTGTACACTTTTATGCACGTTCACTTACTCCCGACAGTTCTTTCATACGCATTAACAACTTAGCCAATGGTTCAATCATCATTGCACGAGTACAACTTAGATGAATAGGGCAAAACACTCGACCACTATCCGATTCCTCTTCGTAGTTTAAGTAGTCCTCAAAGAATGACTTGACTAACTGTTTTAATTCTTCAGCCTCATTCATTTTCATCCTCCACAAAGTCCAAGTGTCCTTCAAGCACAAAACCACAACCCTTTAAGAAGTCTTCAAAGTGAGACACGATTTCAGCCAAGTCTACCGACTCAAACTCCATAGCAAAGTTAGCATGATGCTCTTCATATCCTGTATCGTTACGTTCTTTTAAAAGTGTAAATATCATTTCTTCCTCGCTATTCTGCAATCTTGTTTTTCTTTTGGTGTGAAATCAGGTGAAATCTCAGCCAACTCACAGTTCTTTGTACCCCAATGCGTTTGCTTGTCAGGGGTAAGTAACATACCAAATACACAAAATATGCAAATTGTACCCACCATCAATGCCCAAATAATTACAACATCTTTCATACACCCCTCCAACCTAAAATAAATACAGTTCTAACCCACATACCAAAGTTATTTTTAAACCGATGGTCGTGGCATAAAATTGCGTATTCAAATGGAAACCACAGAACCCATAGCGTTCTACGAATTGCATTGTGCTTAATATGCATAATCCTTTTGCCAATCATAGCATCGCATCCTCCATGTTCTTTAGCACTTCCTTCTCTTTCTTTGGTGTTCTAAAAAACTTCATAGTCCAACCATAGAACTTAACAAAATGCTCAGCTTCCTCTTTACGTCTAACTACACGCATGAAGTCGCCATCTTCATCATATAATCTATACACGTTTCTTCCTCGCTTTCACTATACCCTCCTCTTGTGGTTCAAGTTCTCGCATCATTCTATTTGCCATAACCCATGCATCTATCTCTAAACCACTATTATCTATTACGCCTTCACGCATAACCAAACCCATCATAGCCATACCAGCATATAAGGCACGCAAGTATTCTTTATCTTCAGGACTCATTTCTAGCCTTGCTAATTTCACGTTCAAGATACCACATGGCTTTCTCCAAATCTTGTATGTAGTTGCCTTTGTGTGAAGCGCGGGATACATACTTAACTACATTACCAATACGGTAGTTAAACCCTTTGGCTTCGATAAAGTCTATGACTTCTATACCACCTGTTTTATAGTGTGATGGATGATTAACTGCATCGGCTACTTGTTCTACTGTTGCGTTTATAGTTTCTCCATAAGTTGCCATAGGTGTTTGCCCAAACGGTGATGGTGAAGTGTCCATCAGTTCATATTGTTTGCCTGTAAAGCCTTGAATAACTGCTGGGTTATCTGACATTCTTAATTTAGCTTTACCGTTTGAGACTTCACGAACCATATCCGACAAACTTGATGACCGAGATGCCTCTTCAAGCACCTTATATGCCGTTGCTAATGCTACCCCACACTTCTGCACCAATTCGCCTGCAGTTACTTTAGGGTTCTTGGCTACATACTTCTCGGCTTTAATTCTTTCTACGCTTTTTGGTTTCATTTTACTTCTCCTTTAGATTGATATTTACGACTACTTAGTTTGTTTATACAACTACTACACTTCCACCTTTTTACATTCTTGTTAGCAGTTTCTATTAACTTCATATCGCTTACAAGCCTGTAATTTTGACACGAACCACAAAACTTCTGTTCCAATACTTACTCCTTTAATAAATCGTATAAGACCCCCACATCAGGTAGTCCTACGCTAAACATACTTTCTAGATATTTAATGCCGTTCTCGTTTACTAGTATTGCTATGCCCCCTTTCTCTGTTATCTCTATAAGGTTCTTCTCTTGTAATGCAGTTGGCTTGCCACTACCTGCCTTAGTTTCTATA